CTGGAATAGCAGTTACATTTACAAATTTAAGTGGTGTAGGAACTAATCATACATTAGAAGTTCATACTGATGTGGCAACTATTAGAAGTTTCATTAGTATTGATAACGTTATTCAAAGTCCCCTTGCTAGAAAAATATTACCTCTAACACTATCATCTCAAGTTTCCATAGGTACAGATAGAGTTTTCTTACATGATATATCAAATTTAAAAGGAAAAGATCTAATTCAAATTAATAATGAAATTATGAAAATAGATTTAGTTGGAATAGGATCAACTAATTCATTGAATGTAATTAGAGGTGTTATGGGAACAGTTGCTGCTGCTCATACAGTGGGTGCTGCAATAACTTCTATTTCTGGTGATTATAGAATACAGAAAGGTATTATACATTTTTCTGATGCACCGTATGGTCCAACTGGAATCGGTACTCTTACGACTAGATCTTCATTCAGTGGTAGAGCGTTATACAGATTAAATTATGATAAAAACTTCATACTTGATGATATTTCGGAAAGTTTTAATGGAATTGGAAGAACATTTAATCTTACTAGTTATGGATCTACAGTAACAGGAATTGCCGATAATCCAAAACAAGGTATTAGTACAAACTTTGCTGCTATATTGATTAATAATATTTTCCAGAAACCTTTTTATAGTGATGTGGGTTCTGTTTCTAGATCTGATTATAGAATACTTGGAATTGGTCAAACAATTGTATTCACTGGTGCTTTTGACGGACAAGGAAATCAAGTTCCTACAGATAATAGTAAAACTCCTAGAGGTGGAAGAATAGATCAATTTGATGTTACTACTGGAAAGAACTTCCAAACACCATATGCAGCAACAGCAACTGTAACTGTTTCTGCTGGAGGAACAATATCTGCAGTTGGTATTACAACTGGTGGAGGTGGATACCTTGAAGCACCTAGAGTTTCAATTGCATCAACACAAGGATCTAATGCAGCAGTTACCGCTTCTATAACTGCAGGAATTGTAACAGCATTAACAATATCGAATCCTGGTGCTGGTTACACTGCGACTGATGGTAAACTAAAAATTGTTATTGATTCACCAAAACCATATAAAGATTTACCTTTAACTAGTATTACTGGAACTGGATCTGGTGCAGCAATGGATGTTGTAGTAGGAACTGGTGGAAGTATAATATCATTTGATATGACTAAACGTGGAATCGGGTATAAAGTTGGGGATGTTTTAGCATTAAATCAATTAGAGTATAATGCGGGTGTCTCTACATTGCCATTCACAGTTACCGTAAATAGTAAATTCCAAGATAAGTTTTCTGGTTGGACATTTGGACAATTAATAGAATTAGATGATTTTAGTGCTCAATTTAATGGATTTAGAAAATCGTTCCTATTTACAAGAACTATAGAAAATACAGAATTTTATAGTATTGCAGCAAGAGATGGGTCAGGTGTTATTCTTCCAAATAACTTGTTTATATTCGTTAATGATGTTCTCCAAAGACCAAACATTGATTATACATTTACAGGTGGTACAAGATTAGAATTTTTAGAAGCCCCAAGAGAAGGTAGTACATGTAGAGTTTACTTCTATACTGGATCTGATGATGACTTTGTTCAAATTGATGTTGAACAAACTATAAAACAAGGAGATAGTTTACAATTACAAAAATATGAAAATACATCAGGTCAAGATCCAAGATTAGTTTATCAGTTGATTTCTGCAGATACAGTTGAAACACAAGTATATTCTGGTGTTGGTATTGTTACTGATAATACAATTAAGAGACCAGTTGATTGGAAAAAACAAACTGAAGATGTAATAATTGATGGTGCAAAAATTGATAAATCTAGAAATTACCTAGAACCTCAAATATACCCATGCACAAATATCATTAAATCAGTTTCAGCAACTGACACTAAAATATACGTTAAAAATACTTATCCACTATTTACAAAACTAGATAATACTGATGGCAGTAGAAATAGTATCAGAATAGTTGGTGTAGGAACAACTACAATTACAGAAGACATTGGAAATGTAACATTTAATGGAGATTATGGTCAAATTGTTGGTGTTGCAGTCAGTAACACAGGATTAAACATGAATTCTAAAAAATGTATTGTATTTGATTTAAAACCAGATGTAGATATTATTGGTGATACAGGTAAAGGAAGAAGTGGAATTACAACAGGTGATTTCTTTGTCATTCATGATTCTGTAGTTGGAACTGGTGTTACAAGTATTGGTGCGACTGCAGGAACCACGGTTGCAATTGGAACTGCCTTTATAGATAATGTATTCTATGCTCATCATCATGTTTCAATTGGTTCATCAATTCTTAGAGTATTTTCAAATGTAAATAGTGTAGCAGGAATAAACACCAGCACAGTAAATCATGTTTCATCACTTGGAAATTATAGTTGGGGATCGATACAAGTGTCAAGAACACCTAGTTCTCATCCGTTTACTTTCTTTAATCAACAAGGGACTGTTGGTATACAAACGTCTGCACAAGTCACTCGAATAAGCAGACTTAGAACTGAGTATAGTTAACACTCTTCATTATGGTATAAATAATCAAAAAGCAATAGCAATGCCAGCCATAATCACTGACCAATTTAGAATATTAAATGCTGAAACTTTTGCCCAAAGTTTTACTGGAATTGGTACAACGACGAATTATTACTATACATTTTTAGGTCATCCAAATCCTACTTTTACAGGTATTACGGATTATGGTGATTCTAATTGGGGAACTATTAATGGAACTCCAGCACCTAAAGATTCTTTTCAGCAAGAAAATATATATCACGATAGCATGCTTTTCTTGAAAAGAGTTACTGCAAGTGACGTTAGAAGAGTTGTAAGAAGATATAATTGGGAGTTGGGTATAACATATGACATGTATAAGAACAATTATGATATAAACAACAAATCACCTCAATCTTCTGCTACTACATTATATGGATCTAAGTTTTTTATTGTAAACTCTGAATTTAAAGTTTATGCTTGTTTGAATAATGGTGCTAACCCTGAATTTCCAAAAGGTCAAAAATCATTAGCGGAACCTAATTTTGTTGATGTGACTCCACAAGCAGCAGGAACAGGGTCTGATGGTTATCTCTGGAAGTACTTATACACTATATCTCCTTCAGATGTTGTTAAGTTTGCAACTGATAGTTACATACCTTTACCAGAAAAATGGGGTGATACTTCAACAGCAACTGTTAAAAATGCTGCAGTTAAAGGAAAGATTGAAACTGTTTTAATAACTGCAAGGGGATCTGCGTATCAGATAACTGGTGGATCCACCACAGGAACTGTTACCAATGTTCCCATACTTGGAGATGGTTCTGGTGGATTTGTTTCAATCACACTTAATGGTGGTGAAGTAGATACAATCACTATAACAA